CCGACGATGAGGCCGATTTGCCAGTCCATGTTCTCGATGGGCAGTTCTGCCGTGTGCTGCCATTGGTAGCCCGTTTCGGCGTTGAAGAGGGATTTCACGCGCTCTGCCCTGTAGCTGGTGAAGTCCTCGCAGGTGTGGTTGATTTCGATTCTCATACCGTTACAACTTTTAGTTTTAGACCAAGGTTCAATTCCTTCAGACGGTTGAACGTGTCGATTTGGTTCTGCTCGTCTGTGCACATTACCACGATGCCGTATTGCGGGTGGTAGGTGTAGCTTTTCTTCTTGTTTTCCATCTTTGTATGTTTGTTTATAGATAAATTCTTACTTTTGCAGCCTCCTACATTTTCAAATAAAACAGGTGCGTACACACCGGGAGGCTTACGGCCTCTGCCGTGGTGTGTACGCACCTTTGTCATCGTCGGGGGTAGGAGCCCGACCTTGGAGGCGGGGGCCTTTTCTGTGGCCCCCTTTGTCAATCATGCGCTGGCGGGTACTAATCCATGCTCTTCATAGTATCTCACCACTTTCTTGTTTTCTGCGTTGGGTACGGTCAGCCTTTCGCCTGTCTTGGGCTGTGTCGTTGGAACCATACCGTTTAGGGCGGCGATTTCGAGTGCTGCATCAGCAGAGCCGCAGTATTGCACCGCGATATCCAAAAGCGACTGTCCCGATTGAACTATTATTGACTTCATCAGCTCTGGGGATTGTCGTTGATTGTGTTTGGATCTGTCGCTTGATAAGGCGTGGCGGCCATATACATCATGCCTGTGAGAAGAGGGTCTCCTTGTCCGCCCGTTTGAGACCAACAGTACAATTGGCCATTACTACCAATCCGAATATTAAGGTCATCGGGTTGTGTAGCCAAGTGTAACACAGCATCGCCACTAATAGGAACAGGAAATCCTGTATCTACAGCCTGCATTGTCGTTGTTACATTCGTGGCAATGCCCCTCAGAACCACCATTCTTCCAACCCTCTTGAATTCTAAATCCCCAGATTCTCCAGAAATCCAGTCGCTCTCGTTTTCGGCATTGTGGTGCAACAAAATGTCGCGCAGCGTCCACGCACCTATACCGAGACGAACGCCAGCAGTAAAAGCGGCAGAACGCTCCACCACGGTTGGTGTGAGATAGTCATCCTGCCATACATCCGACACCTGCTGCGTTGTCAGGTCGGTCTTGATGAAACCGCGAGCCCCGTCAGGATTGGTGTAGGTCACTTTTGTCAATCTCACCACGGGGTTGGTGAACGACAACACATCGGTGGCCTGCAAAGCTCTCACCGGCAAAATCTGTCCATTCCACCAGAACCAGCCCGCAGGCATGGCCAGTGTCTTGATGTCCGGCTTATAGGGCACACAGCCGGTAATGGCGAAATAAGACTTTGACAGGCCAAGCTCCGCCACCAGTGCGGTGATGGGTTCTGTATAACCTGCCTGCATCCAATCAAGATCCGCCTCCCACAAGGGCATCCTGCCCACGTTGTTTGTGTTCAGTTTTTTCATTGTTTAATCTTTGTTTTATCGTCGTTTATTCTTCGTCTTGGATGATAACATAGCGTTTTCCCGCCAATTTATAAGTATCCACGATGGCCCGCAATGCGGTAATGCCGCCATTGTCGTAGAATTTGGTTTTCACCTCGCTTGATGGGGCATCTTCGTCAAGTGGAGGGGTCAGGTGTACCTCAAAGCCAAGGCTGGCAATACGGCTCGCGTGGTCGTAGAGGATGCTGAAGTCTTCTGGAGGCTCTTCATCTGGGATTAGTTCGTGATCCCATTCCTCCTTCCCTCGTAAGTCGTAATGGATGCTGTTCTGCATCATCCAGTTGCCGTTTGGCGAGATAATGAACTCCTCAATAGGTGTCGGCTCGTCGAGGTAGATGACAGGGTCGTCCATGTCGTAGTCTCCAACCATCAGTTGGTTGATGATGTTCTCCAGCAGCCGGACTTGCCCGTTGTAGTCCATGCGGCGACGCTTCAGGCGACGGAACGTGTTGTAGTCGTTGCCGATGGTGCGGATGGGCTTCAGCAAGGCCTGCATGAGTGCCGTCCACACGGGCCGACGCAACGCTATGGGCGTAAGCTGGTTGGCAAGGGTGTTGAAATTGACATCGGATGTTTGGAATGCGGTCATGGCTATTGGTTAATCATGTCGTTGTAGATGGCTTCGTCAATGAGGAAATGGCCTCCCACGGAGCGGAAGCTGTTATGCGTAAAGTCGGCGAAACAATGTTCCGTGCCGTTTGGATCGGATGCGTAGTCGATAACATAGCTGGCGGCATCGTCGATGGTAACATCAACCACGCCTTCAACGGCCTGGATCGCATCGATGAGCTTTGTCTTGTTCAACACACCGCCATAGGCAATGCCGTTGAGATAATCGACGATGGCGTTGGTGATGACGGGTTCGCCGTCGATGATGCGGTTCATGTCCTCGTCCAAGACCATCGGGTCGCGCCAGATGTTGATTTCAAGGTCAAGCTCGTCAGGATTGAAGCTATAAACATAGGCAACGGTACCGGCGAACTTGATGCGCTGGACATACTCTGTCAGCGCGTCGAGTTCGGTTTGAGTGAGTTGATCGTATGTCAGCGTTCCCTTGTTGACTTTTACAATAATGCCGTTGTCGACCTCGAACACGGCGCAATGCTTGACGATTTGCGCGTCGGTGTCTATTTCATCATAGACGGCATTCTCGTTGAGGTCGTAGCCGTATTGGAACTGCATGATTTTGTTCCAGTACCAACTGACGGTACCGGGGAAGGCCGCAGCAATACGAGCCTCCACCTCGGCGCGGAACTGGTCGTGAAGCCACTCGACCGTGCGGGCGGCCATGGCCACGATATAGATGATGAGGTTGAGAATGGAAACCGCCGAGACCTGGCCGTCCCACTCTTCGTTGGCATCAAGGCCGAAAGCCGTGCAAAGCGTTTCGTTGGCCAGCACAGCGTCGGTCATTTCTTTCTTGATTTCTTCAATGGTTCTCATAGTCTGCTTCTATTTCTATTTGTTCTCCGTTAATCTTCAGTTGACTTACCTTCAGCCCGTCGCGACCCAGTTCCTCGCGGATAGCCCGTTTCCAGCTGCCGGTGTCCTCATCGTTTGTCATGTCGCCGATGCCACAGCCCACCATCGGTTTCTCCTTCCATTCGCCTTTTTGCGCTTGAAGGATGAGTGCCTGGTTCTGTAGGGTCACATCGCCAACCACAAGGTCGTGCAGGTCGGGGTTGGTCTGCAAACCGTAGTCTTCGTCTATTTGTATGTCGATATTCTTCATCAGTGTTTTACTTTATCGTTTTCCATGTTTTTGAAGTTTATCGTTTGTCCGGCCATTGCTCCTTCAAAAGCCGCCGCGCCTGCCGCGCCGCTTGCAGCGGTTGAAGCTCCTACACCATTTAAGCCTGTGCTTATTGCACTCTTTAATGCAGACAAATAGTTTTTGATAGAATTTAGGTTGTCCTTCAGTTCCTGAAGTTTCACCAATCCGTCATGGTCTCCACCGTTGAATGTAACAGTTCCGTCACAGTCAATGTTGGTGTCGCCTTTGCAGTTGATGTTGATGTCGCTGCCGGTCTCGATGTCGATGGCCTCGATTTGGCTGTAGCCTATCACCTCGGTCTCGCGCAGTTCACCACTTAGATCTATGATGGTGACATAGCTATCCTTTGCGGGCGTGATGAGCAACTTGGAACTTTCACCGTTGACCACCGAGCGCAAACGCACATCGGTCAGCTTCAGGTCGCCAACGCTGACAGTACAAGTTTCGCCATCCACACTTTCCACCTTGCCGGTGAGCAGCAGCGGGGTCTTGTGACCGTTCATCTGGCGAATCCTGCTTTTTATTTCGCTGTAGACATCTGTCATTACGACATTCTCCTTCCAAGTTTTACGGTTCTTTTCCCTCCATCATTCGAGAAGTTGATTTCGGTTCCCGTGACATAATACACGCCCTCTTTTGTGGGATAGTCGGCATCACGCAAACGAACAGAATCGCCAGGTTGCACATAGGGCACCAACCAGCCTGTAAACGAGCCTTCGTAACCATCGAAGCACCAAAGGTTGTACTCGTTTTCGGCCATTTTCTTGGCTGTCTGCTCCGATATGCCGCTGGCAGTACGTTTCACCGACCTGCCGCCGGTGGAGCCATATTTGACCTCTTTTTTGGTGCCGTCTGGGGCGGTCAGTTCCACTGTCACCTCCACCTTGCGGTCGCTTGCCTTACGGTACTTCAGGTTGGATGTTTCGATGTTGCGCTCAAAGTCGAAGACCACGGTTCGACCCGACGCTTGGGCATATTGAGGCTGCACATGCAGCGTCTGCCCGTCGAACCAGATGTTGGCCTTCGTCTCATCCTGAACCTTCTTCAGCACATCGCGGGCGGTGGCATGGTAAAAGGTGAACTTTTCCCATGTGAAGTCGAACTCGGTCTGCACGGTGATTGCCGGGTCAACCTGTTGCACCACCTTTTCCAGCAAAGCCTTCATGGTGATGCTCTTGAGTTCCACATCGGCCACCTTTTTGTCGAAGAGGTAAATTGCGTCCTCGCACTCCAAGGTCAGATTGCCGCCGTCCGTGTTGATGGCTTTCAAATAGCCTTTGAACTCTGTTTGAAGGCGGTCGTCATAGCCGAGTTGTATGGCCACGGTGTCGCCCACGTTCAGATTGTCCTCTATTTCGATGGTCTTACCCTCCACCATGGCGGGCAGGGTTATGGTGGCCGTGTCGCTCAGTTGCTCAACCGAGTGATTCACCTTCACCGCATCAACCATCTTCAGACGGTAGTTCCCAATCCTTATGTCGAAGTCCATCCTGAACATCACAGCTCCTCCAATAGTTCGTGGCTCGTGTCGCTGAGGGCCGTAATTGTGAACTGCTGGTTGAGCAATCCGGGCGTGAAAGGCAACTGAAGATTGGTGATGGCCAGCCGCATGATATCGTACTGCTCGTTAAGGAGCGGGCATGTTACCTCAAGAGATTCGCGCACGGCACAGATCCATTGAAGTTGTCTGACTGACTGCCTCAGTTCTTCCTCCGTCTTGGCGATGATTATACCGCTGATGTTGACGCTCCAGTCGCCCACGGCCCAGCTCTCTTTGATGGTGCCTTCCTTTTGAGGTTTGGCGACACTCCGGCAAACCACTACGTTCTGCCGTCCAACTGCTATTAGCGGGTCAGCCCCAAAATCCACATCCAGTCCACCACCCTTCAGGGTGACGGGGCAGGTGTATTCGGCAAAGCCACGGTTCCCCATGCCATCAGGCATCGGCCATTTTTCAGCTATTGAGCGTCTCACTATGTTCAATCCACTTACCAGCATATATTACCCGGCTGTTGCTTCGGCCATGCCGAGTATGCGCGAAAGCATCGCGGCAAGCCTTTGTTCCATATCCTGTTCGTTTTCGTTAAAACCTCCGTTGAAGACGATGCTCTCCACCATCTTGCCGAGGTTGATGTTCACCGTGGTGTTGCGGGTTCCGCCAGTGGCGGTGGCATTTGCGGTTTGCCCGGCATTGTTGACAACACTGTTTGTCGGGTCTTGAATATCGTTGGCCTCATCTATCAGATTGTCCATCGTTTCAGTCTCGGCAACGTGGTCGTTCCTGAAACTGTCTCGGCCTTTTTGTGCGCCTCTTGAAAAGACGCTGATTGTTGAACCTGTCAGATAGTTCCACAATTCAATTATAGGGTCAAACACTTTTCCCATCCATTCGACAACCCTGTCAATGATGGCCTTTACATGCCCCCATAAATTAGAAAACCAATCCCAAACAGGTTGCATGATGCGCTTGAACCAGGCACCCACCTTTTGGAAAATACCCTTTATCCAGTTAATCATATTCTTGATGCGGTTCCAAACTGAACTGACAAACTGCGTAACATGACCAACAAGCGTTTTCACCAATTCAACAATCTTGTCCCATACCATACCGGCCCATTCGACAATTTTTCCGAACACGGCCTTTATGACCTCCCAAATTCCGAAGACGAGTGCCCGAAAACCCTCGCATTTGTCCCAAAGCTGTTGAACCACCTCGATGACAACTGCGATTCCTGCCGCGATCCATCCAATAATGGGAATACTACTGATAGCAATGCTGATTTTTGTGCAGGCTGATTTAGCCAGTGTCGCCATTGCCTTGAACGAGCCGCCAGAAAAGAGCGCGGCAAGGCTTGTCTTTTGGAGTTCACGACGCACAAGCCTTACTCCGTAATAGAGGCCAAGTGTACCTCCCAACCCCAAAAGAGCGGGCATGTGGCTGCTGACAAAACTGAATAGTTGTTCCGCACCGTTGATAAGATGGTTGACGATGTTAAGCGTCGCATTCATCACAGGTACCAATTTGGCCTCAATACGGACAATGATGCTACCAAGCCGCTCCTTGATATCGCCTGCGGCATTTGCGACCTGTTTCAACTGCCCTTCTGGGGTGTTTGCCAATGCCTCATTCATGCCACCTACACTTTGGCTGATGACCTCAGCAAGGGTGGCCACCTTTTCCTCCTCGGTGCCGTATTTCAGGATTTTCTCCTGTGCTTCGTCGAACTTGTATCCATAGCGACTCAAAGCCCCTACCTGACCCTCCATCACCTTGCCCATCATGCTCCCTATAGTGACGGCCTGTTCCTGCGAAGCATTCAGGCCATATTGCTGGGCAAGCATGTCATTCATCACGGGCAACAGTCTCTGAAGGCTCTCGGTCTTTTCAAGATATGTGCCCAATTCCTGGGCACCCGCAAGCTGGACTTCGTCACCTATCACGCCAAGCTGCTGCTGCGCGGCTGCCAAGTCCTTTATCGATTGGATCTGGTCGACCGTCGCACCCATTGTATTCCGCATCACTTGGGCAAGTTTTGCCTCCGCCTCCTGTTGCATTGAGTTGGCTGCGGTCAGCTCATCAAACTTCCCCTTGATTTTTCCAAGCACATTGATTACGCCGGACAATCCAAGACCAATTTTGCCAATGGTTTCAAACTTGGCCTTCAGCTTGTCAACTCTTGAAGTAACGCCAGAAACAGCGGTGTCCAGTTTTAGGACACCATCGTAAGCGTTCCCTCCCAAGTTGATTGTGAATTTTACGGTATTGTCAGCCATATCTGTATAGTTTGGTCAGTCCTTTTTCAACTCTTTTTGCCTTATGTCGGCCAGTTGCTTAAACTTTTCTGCCCATTGACTGTCACTGAGATCGGCAGGGTTGATGTGCAGGTAGTATTCAAGCATCGTGTCAACATAACCAATGGGATTGTTTTTCAAAGTCCCATTGGCCGCAATCAGAGCTCCCCCACATCAGCCATTTTCACATTCACGAGCTTTTCAATCAGTCCGTCGCAGCCGAGCATGTATTCCACATCATCGACAAAGACGCGGCTCCCTCCCACAAAGCATTGCTTAATCAGCACCTCTGTCATTTCAAGAGGTTTGCTCTGCAAGGAGAGGGCGTAGCTCAATTCCTTCCGATTCGGTTTACGGAAATAGCCCACGTGTCCGTCGGCTGTGGTGCTGAATAATCTGCCGTGTTCCTTTTTCCAGGCCTCGATTTGTTCTGGTGTGGCCTGTCCCACCAGTGTCTTTTCTTCTTTTTCCATGTCGTTTGTTGTTTGGTTTTGTTATTGAAATAAGCCCCGCCCGTCCGACATGGAAGAATCGTCGGTGGACGGGGCCGTTGGTTTTTATCCAGCCAGCTTACGCAGGAAGATGAAGGGAAGCGCGTGTTCGCTGAACTTGTCGCCTTGTTTCATCTCTTGCGGTTCCTCGGTGAACTGTACACCCATCAACTTGTCCGTGTGCATCACATCGCCCTGTGTAGGGTTGCCATAACAAACGGTGAGGTTGACCTGAAGGTCAAGGATGGATTTGGTCGGGCTCTCTTCCTGAAGGGCCAGCAGCTCACTCATGGATAATGTAAGTTCACCGTCGTGGCTCTTGTTACCCTTCTGTATGGCGTAGGGTTCGTTGCCCTTGCCGTAGATGAGTTCCTTGTCCTGTTTATTGGAGTACTTCACCCCACGGGCACCGACAATGATGCGAGTGCCGATAAGGATGGTGATGTCTGCCCATTCATATTCTCTTGAATCAAACATGGTATCTCCTTTCTTTTACTGGTTAAGGGTTTGGAAGCCGAGGTCGACTTCGATATACTTCGAGTAGCCGTAAGGACGGACACGTAGCGAAGCGTTCAGCCTTGATGTGGACACGATGTTCTGTTCGGGATCCACGTAGGCAACCACGCCAGTGTCGTTTGAGTCCTGCGGGTCGTTGCCCAGGTTGCCGACGCTCGTCATCTGGTTGATGATGGCACTTTCCATCACGGTCTCCATGTTCTTGCAAACAGCCGGGGCAATCTTGCCGTCGGCGGTGAGGGCAATTTCATCGCTCACTTGTTCCAACATGGCCAGGTATGCAATACGGTAGGCCTTGTCGATGGTACGACGGCGCGGGATGAGGCAGTAGTCATCAGTGGGGCCGGTGGCAATGCTGTCATCGCTCCAGTAGTATCCGCCCTTGCCAACGAAGGTGCGCGGGCAGATGAAGCCCTTGCCATGGATGGTTTCTGGGCTTCCGCTTTCGGCAACGACAGAACCGATGAACATTTCGGTGGACTTCATTGCTCCATCCTTCACGCGGGCAATCGAACGTTGCACTGGGATGCGAGCGATGCGTCCGGCCAGCAGGCCCACGGCTGCACCCTTCGATCCGGTCACGGTGTCGCCAATTACTACGGCAACGCGGTTGTCAGTCAGTTGGGTGAGATTGGGCAGGTCGGCTGGAGTGCCATTGTAGTGGCGACCTTCAAGCAGCACCAGTATGGGAGCCTTCAGGTCTTCAGCAGCGGCTTCTGCCAGGGCTTGAGCCTTGGTGATGGCCGTTTCCACCTTCGCGTCGATGGCATGGGTGACGGTAGGCGTGTAGTTTTGGGCATCGGTCACCAAAACCATCAAGGTACGAATGTCGCCTGCGGCATATTCCAGAAGTGACTGGGCGTTGGCCGTGGTCTTGTCAACCAGTTGGTCGATAGTGACACTTGAAGCCGCGCCTCTGATGTAGAGATTCGTTCCTTTGGGAGCCTCATCGTAGAACTCCTTGACGCACTTGTAGACATTGGCGTTGGCCCCTGTTGAGGAAGCGTTGATGCCAAGTGCCTCCAGTTCCTTCAACGAAGTGATGAGGTAATTGGTGCTGAGGGCGAACTTGCCCGAAACGGCAGTAGCAGTACAAATGAGGCCGGTGCAGCCGTCATCCATAGCCGCCGAGCCGCCTATGGCTCCATTGGCAAAGTTAATTCTTACATAGGGTAATGGCATTTCAATTCGTTTTTAATGTTATCTCAAAAAGCATTTAATCAGTATGTAAACGAGAATCAGAAGAAAGAGTGTTATCGCCACAATCCATCCTGCGTTGCTTCCTTTCGTTGGAACCTCCACCACGGTCTGCTCCGTTTTCGTTTCGTGGATGGTGTCTGTGATGCGCTCATACACTGTGTCGTGAACGAATCTGTCGCGCCAGCAGGTGCGCCACCGGGTCATCCAGACCGTGTCGCCGCCTTCCCGGACATATATGCTGTCGTGGATATACACCGAGTCGGTCGTGCGCGTTTCCCTCACCGTTGTTTCAGTCCTGGCCTCACTTCTTTTCTCCACAGTCGTCGTCCGACTGCTTCTGCAGCTCGTCAAGAACAGGACAATCGTCACTATGAGGGCAGCTGTTAGCCTGTTTGATAGCCTTCTGTAGTCCATTGATGTTTCGGTTTAATCGTTTGATTTCTACCTTCAACGGTTCCACGATGAATTCTTGGAAGGTCTTCATCACGCTCTTGTCGTTGTCAGTCTTCATACGTTCAACCTCCGCCTTGGCCTTTTCAGCCTCAGCTTCGGCTTTCTTCACCGTAGCTTTCAGTGTGGCGATGGTCACTATTAGCGTCCCGCCAAGCACCAGGTTCAGAACCAGGCTAACTATTTGTAGCCACTCGCTCATATTCCGTACTCCTTTCTCACGTCGTAGCACGGGCAGGCCTTTGTCCACTCATTTTTGGTGATGATGCCGTCGCCGTTCAGGTCAGGGCTCAAGTCGCGGTGGCCGCACACGTCAGCCCACGGGAAGCGTTTCCTGAAATCCTCCACATAGGCTTTCAAGGCTTCCTTCTGTGCCTCTGTGCGTGTGTCCTTCGGAGTTTTGCAGTCACTGGCCAGACCGCCCACATACACGATATGGCGCGAGGTCGGGTTGTATTTACCCGCGCCGTTCGTGATTTCCCAAGCGTCCACGTATGCATCCTCGTTATTTGGTACCAGACGCTCGACCGTGCCGTCAAGATGCACCATGTCCGTATAGCCGACTTGCCTCCAGCCCCTGCCTTTCGGCGGAGGGCTGCAATGCATACGGCGAATGTCGGCGGCTGTCACCTCCCGGCCTTCGGGCGTGGCAGTGCAATGGATAACAAGTCGTTCTATACGGTTTTTATTCATGGTTGCAGGGTTTTTAGGTAATCTGATTCGTTTGTCTGTTGTGTCGTTTAAGATGCGCTGTAAACCTGCATCAGGCCCAGCACGCCCTTGCCGTCGCCACGGCTCTTACGGCCACCTGCGCGTTGCAGGAAGCTGTAGATATCGCCGTAGTAGGTCGGGTCGCCCTCGTTCTCGAACATCTTGGTCTGGCCCAAGGCGCGGCGCACGGCGGTCTTCTGCCAGAAGAGACCCACGGCACAAGCCGTGTTGTCAGCTGCCTTGCTGCCATCCTCGATGGCCTCGTAGTCTTCAGGCGTATAGGTCAGGTCGGTCGAAGTGAACTTGAAATAAGGCTTGCCGCTCACGGCGGTCAGCGTACTGTTCGAGGCCATCAACACCGTGGATCTCTCGATGATAACGAAGCCCTCAAGCTTTTCCAAGCGGCCCGTCTTCGGGTCATAGACAGCAGACATCAGGTTCTCGTTCGTCGCATTGCGCACATCGTTGCAGATCTGGGCGTACATCTCCGAGTTCAGGGCCACGTATCGGTCTTCCTTCGGGATGCCCCATTTGTTGAACACTTCCTTGGCCTTCACGAAGTCGTCGACACACACACCCGTGCGTACGCCCGTGCCATGGATAAGGTAGTCTGCGCTCTTGGTTTTGCTGGCCTTGATGAAGTAGGTGGGTCTCCAGTTGTAGAACATCGTGTCGGCCACTACCTGACGCAAGTAGGTCATGTCCTCGGTCATGCAGCTGTCCAGCTTGTCGTAGCTCAGTTGGGTCTTGTCGGCATCCGGGATGAAGCGCGGGTCGGTAGTGAACTCGTCAAGTGCATAGGTCACATCCACATCCGAGCGTCTCGTAATGGTTGCCGGAAGCTGGGTGCGGTTGCGTTTCACGCCCGACGGTGCACCGGCCTGCGGCACATGCACAACCGAGCCTTGCAGCACATACTGCGACTCGTCGATGGACTGAAGGAGGAACTCGTTATTCTTGAACAGGTTCTCCACGATGAAGTCCGTCCAGATCTCCGGCACCACGCTCATGCCGAGCGAGCCAGCCGGAACCTTAACCAATGCCGACGCGCCCAATACGGCCACGCCAGCCCCTGCACCGAAAACGGTGCCCACGCCCAGGGCCATAATCACGGCCACCAGAAGCGTGCTCATAAATCTCATGATGTTTTTCATTGTGTTTGTTGTGTTTGTTGTTTCTGTTTCTCGTTTCATTAGACAGCCAGGAACGACTCGCCGTCCCACATCAGCTGCTTCGTCACCATCGTCGAGGCGGTGCCGCTGAGGGTGGCCACGGTGTCGGTTCCCACTTTCACGGTGATGGCTCTCGACGTGCCATCGCTCGTCCAGTTGACGGCCACCATTGCGCCCACGTTCAGGTTGGCGGGTTCGGGGATCAAGGTCAGGGTAGTGGCAGCGGAGAGGGTGCCCAGCTTCACGATGGTCTTCTGGCGGCGCACCGGCGCATCAGCCTTGTTCGAGCTGATGGTGGGGCTCACGACCTCGGCGGTGGGGAACATCACTTCCGTTTTCTTGTCGGCATCTTCGGGGATGCTCGGAGCCACGAAATTGTAGCTCGCGTTGTTCTCAGTGTTGATAGGGTTCATCTCTTTGCTTTTTTAGAGGTTAGGTTTGTGGCCGTACTTGGCCTCGAAGAGTTCAGAATAGCGTTGCGGGTTCTCCTTCATCAGGTTCTCCAGCTTGCCTTTCTTGTGGTAGTCGTCGAAAGTCCAGTCCTTCTCCGCCTCGTTGACGACGGCGGTCTTCAGCTGGTCGGTCACAGGGGTCACGCCCTGAAGCTTACCGATAATCTTTTCTGCCATCTCGAAGTCGTTGGTGGCCAGCTTGGTGTAGGTCTCGCGCTCGTCCTCGCCAATCTTCTTGGCGGCGATGGCCGAATCCACCAGCTGCTTCACCTTCGCCTCGTTCATGGTCTTCACCTGCTGCTCCAGTCCGGCACTCTTGGTCTTCTCGGTCTGAAGCTCGTTACGGAGGGTGGCGTTTTCGTCGACAACGGCCTTCACTGCGCTCTCAAGAGCCTCGTCGGTCTCGATGTCCTTTTCCTGCTTGTTGAGCAGGCTTGCGATTTTTGCTCTGTCCATGTTGTTGGGTTTGATGATGTTTAATAGTTGTTTGTTAAAGAAGTCGAACACGGTCTTGGCCGACTTGATGTCTGCCGCCGGTTCTGCAATTTTCCGTCCTTCAATGATGTTGTCCACCAGTCCGCGCTTCTTGGCTTCCTCGGCTGTCATCCAGTGGTCGAGGCCGTCGGTGAAAAACTCCTTCCGAACCTCCTCGACCGGCTCGTTCATGCGGCGGGCCATCATCTCAATCAGCGAGGTCTCGAATTTGTCTATCATCTCGGCCATGGAACGCACCTCGGCACTGTTGCCGTAAACCGAGCCTTGCACACGGTGGTACATCAGTTTGGCGTAGCGGGCCGCGCTCACCTTATGGCGGGGGTTGGTGATGAGCATGGCCATCATCGAGGCGGCCAGCCCGTCAATCACCCATTCCACATCGATGTCGGTACGATCCAGGTAGTTGAACAGGGCGCAGCCCTGCACCACCTCGCCGCCCTCGCTGTTCACATAAAACTTGAAGTTGCGGCAGCCTTGCTTGCGCAGGTTCTCAATGGCCGCCACCACCATGTTCGTGTCGATGTCGAGACCCGCGCCAATCACGCCGTACATATAGACCTCGGCGGTTTTGCCGTCGGTCTTGTTCACAATTTTGATGCTCTGTTCCATTTCGTGCTTTTTCACGGTGCAAAAATCCATCAACAATCCAGCCCCCGCAAAAAGTGCGGAAAGAGTTTGACACCTTTTTTGATTATGCCCCTGCGCGTGTGCAATTTTGCACCGCTAAACCAACCGATTATGGCAGAATTGACAATCAAACAGAAGAAGGATTTCGCCAAGCAGCTGTTCCTGAACGACGAGGGAATCACACAGGCCGAGATCGCCGACCGCGTCGGAGTTTCAAAGGTTACAATTTGCAAGTGGGTCAACGAGGGGAAATGGGACGAGATGCGCACCTCGCTCCTCGTTGGCAAGGAGATGCAGCTGTCGTGGCTTTACCGCCAACTTGAGCAATGGAAGGATACCGTCGAACAGCGCGAGGACGGCAAGCAGCTGCTCACCTCCAAGGAGGCCGATGCCGTGGTGAAGATCACCGCCGCCATCAAGAACCTCGAAACCGAAACCAACACCGCCGAGAAGATAGCCACCGGCAAGGAGTTCCTTGCCTTCGTCCGCAAGACCTGCGGCCTTGACCAGAGCAAGGAGATTGCCCGCCTCTTCAACGCCTACATCAAATCCTGTCTGTAACCATGGCCAAGCTCCGCAAACCCACCGACAAGCAGCTGCTCGAAGAATGGAGGCAGTATTACGAAAGCTTCATTTCGGATGTCGAGGTCGACACCGAGGAAAGCCAGGAGGAGAAGCTGAAGCGTATCGACCGGCTTGAGGCGGATCCCGAAAAATGGTTCAAGTATTATTTCCCGGCATACTGCACGGCAGAACCGGCAGCCTTCCACAAGGCAGCCACCAAACGACTGATTGAACACCCACGTTGGTACGAGGTCAGGGCATGGAGCCGCGAGCTGGCCAAGTCCGCCCGCTCCATGATGGAGGTGCTGTTTCTCGCGCTCACCGGGAAGATTTTCAACATGCTTCTGGTGTCGAACAGCTTCGACAACGCATGCCGCCTGTTGCTGCCCTTCCAACTCCAGCTGGAGAAGAACGCCCGCATCATCAACGACTACGGCGACCAGGTCAACCCCGGCAACTGGGAGACGGGCCAGTTCGTCGCCAAGTGCGGATGCTCCTTCAGGGCCATCGGTGCGGGACAAAGCCCCCGTGGTACCCGTAACGAGGCCAAGCGTCCCGACTTCATCCTCGTGGACGACACCGACACCGACGAGGAATGCCGCAACCCTGACCGCATCAAGGCCAAATGGGACTGGATCGAGCAAGCCTTGATTCCCACTGTGTCCGTATCGGGCGACATCAGGATTCTTTTCAACGGCAACATCATCGCCAAGGACTGCTGCATCAAGCTGGCCGGTGAGAAGGCCGACAAGTTCGAGGTAATCAACATCCGCGACAAAAACGGGAAATCGTCGTGGCCGGAGAAGAACTCCGAGGCCGACATCGATTTCATCCTCTCCAAAATATCCACCAAGTCGGCGCAAAAGGAGTATTTCAACAACCCAATCACAGAGGGAACCGTATTCAAGGAGCTGACATGGGGCAAGGTGCCCCCGCTGCGCCGCTTCCCGTTCCTGGTCAACTACGCCGACCCTTCGCCGTCCAACAACCTGAAGAAAGCGTCCAGCCGAAAGGCCATGGCACTGCTGGGCTACATGGATGGCGTTTTCTATATCATCAACGCCCGCGACGACCACGCCACCAGCGCACAATTCGTGGATTGGTTCTACGACATCAACGAGGATGTCCCTCAAGGTGTGCAGGTGTACAACTACATCGAGAACAACAGGCTTCAGGATCCGTTCTATCAGCAGGTGTTCCTGCCCCTGTTCGCCGAGCGCGGCAAGAAGGACGGCTTCCTGAATATCAGCCCCGACCCACGCAAGAAGCCGGACAAGTTCTCGCGCATTGAGGGCAACCTTGAACCGCTCAACAGACAAGGCCGCCTTGTCTTCAACGAAGAGCTGAAGGGCAACCCCCACATGGAAAGGCTGGCCGAGGAATTCATACTGCTTACCGAACAGCTCAAGGCACCCGCCGACGGCGCGGACTGCGTCGAGGGTGCCTGGTTCATTCTCAACGGCAAGATCCGCACACACGAAATCAACTCCGTCTCCCTGGGCCGCAGGCCCCGAAACAGGAAACGGGTCTAACATATCATCAACATCAACATCTAAAACAACCATCAAAATGACGACACTATGGAAAAGGTTCATGAACTACGTTCTGGTAAAGAACGCCATCCGGCATGCAGACAGAATGCATCGGTTGACAGGAAAGAGATTCTACGTTATCAAAGTAGGAGACAAGATTCGCGTTTACGACCGTATCAAAATCAACGAGCTTGTTGATCTCCACATCTTCAAGCGTGAGATGAAGAACCACTACAACCTCATCCGTGCCTGTATCTACCACACTAAATGACACGCCATGTACATCACAGTTGAAGAACTCAACGACGGCATCCATGCCGAATCGCTCACCGCAATCACTCGCGGCGACAACAGCAAGGCCACCCAAGCCATCGAAGATGCCATGGCCATGGTGCGCAGCTATATCTGCGTCCGCTACGACATCGAGGCCGAGTATGCCAAGACAGGCGCGGCCCGCGACGGCATGACCGTCAAGCTCGTGCGCGACATTGCCATCTACTATTGCTATGAAGGCTCCAGCCCCGTCAATATGCCCGAAACAAGGAAGGATGCCTACGACAACGCCATTGCCTTCCTTAAATCAGTCCAGGCCGAAAAAGCCGCCATGCCCGGACTCGCCCGCCTCGACGGATCCAAAGGCAGCAACTATGTCAAATTCGGCGGCAACAGGAAAAGGAGGAACAAATGGCTGTAAAACGAAAGAAGGGCGAACTGCCCAAGAACGGTGTCAACATCACCAACATCAATGTGCGTGTCCCCAACCGCTCCACTCAAGACATTGAGAACTGGCGACGCGCCATCGCCGCATTCGAAAACCCCACCAACCCCATCCGCACCTATCTCTACGACCTCTACAAAGACATGGAGCTTGACGGACAGGTGGAGGCCACATGGGGCAAACGCTGCGACGCGGTGCTCAACAAAAGGCTCGTCTTCAAGCGTGACGGTACCGAGGACGAGGAAATAGGCAAGCTGCTCAACTCGCCCGACATGCGCATCTTCATCAAGGAGCTGCTGCGCACCATCCTCTACGGCTATACCCTCATTCAGGTCAACCGTGTCTGGTTCGACGACGACGAGGAGCAGTACCGCATCGACTTCGATCTTATCCCTCGAAAGCACGTACACCCTGAACCGGGCTTCCAGTGCGTCAGTCGTGAGCAAAACATGGCTACCCCCGACTTCCTCTATCTTCAGCCGCCTTTGGCCAACTATATGGTCTGGGCTGGCGACCCCACCGACATGGGCATCTTCGCCGTGGTCGCGCAGTATGTCATCTACAAACGCGGCGGTTTCGGTGACTGGAGCCAGTTTGCCGAGATGTTCGGCATGCCGTTCCGCGAGCTGTCGTATGATGACTACGATGATGCCACACGCGCCAAGCTCGAACAGGCCATGGAGGAATGGGGCAGCGCGGGCTACCTAATCAAGCCCAAGGGCGCGGAGCTCACCCTTCACGACACCGGCGGCAGCACCAGCAGCGCGGATGTCTACGACCTCCTAATCTCCAAGTGCGACGCGGCCATCTCCAAGGTCATCCTCGGCAACACCCTCACCACCGAGCAGGGCGAGATAGGCAGCCAGGCCCTGGGCGAGGTACACAAGGAAGCCGAGGGCGAGAAGAACGAGAGCGACAAACTGTTTGTCCTCTCCGTACTCAATACCCGCCTCCGTGCCGTGCTAAAGCGTTTCGGCTTCAACCTGCAAGGCGGCGAAATCATGTACGAGGGCCTCGAAACCGACTGGGCGCGACTGAAGGACAAATGGGATGTCATCAGCTCCATCCGTCAGGAGGTTCCCGTCGACGACGACTACATCTACGACGAATTCCCCATCCCCAAGCCCGACAACTACGAGCAGCTGAAGGAGGAGATGGAACTGAAACAGGCATTAAAAGCCTTTCAAACGGTGCCTGAAAACCCGTTGAACGACGAGGAGGAAGACCCGAAGGCCGACAATCGGAAGCCGGGAGTCACCAACCTCTTCAACCGCCTGAAGCGTTTTTTCGTCTGAGGACGGGCGATGCCCCGTCCCTCGCTGACCTCGACAGCCTCTATTTCCAAGGCAGCCCTGTAGAGTTGGCCATTGCCGTGGCCGCATTGCCCCGCGTCTATGCCCTCTCCATGCGCCAACTCTACACCCAGGTCATTGCCGATGTGCGCGACGGCAAGGCCGGTACCATCCACCCCGAACTCTACCGGGCATATTCCGAGAACCTCACAAAGGGCGTTTCGGGCGTTTTTAGCCCTTCGGCCTACGGAGATAGGTATTTGGATATGCAGATCCAATTCGAGGCTAACGCGGCCCGTTTTGCGGCTTACAAGGCCTTCCACGCAACACAGCAGCTACAGCGTCAGCTTGCCGACAGCGACGGCGTGGCGCGTAGCCCTGAAGAGTTCGACCGCATGGCCCGCGCCGTGCTCAACACCTTCAACCGATATCAGGCCGCCGAGTACAACACCGCCGTGGCCCGCGCCCGCACCGCCAAGCAGTGGGCCGACTTCAGCCAGGGCGACAACATGTTTCTGTTCCCCAACATCCGATGGCTGCCCAGCCGCAGCGCGAACCCAAGAGAACAGCACATGCCGTTCTACAATCGCGTATGGGCCAAGAACGACCCCTTCTGGAACTCCAACCAGCCCGGCAACCTGTGGAACTGCAAATGCGACTGGGAGGAAACCGATGACCCCGTCACCGGCGACAATCCCGAAGGCATCCGTCCCGCCCGTGGACTCGAAGGCAACCCAGCCGAAACCGGCCAGATCTTCACCGACGAATGCACCTATGTAAAGAAGGCAGGAAGAGACGTGGAGCACTTCGTTTTGAAAACGATGTGGAAAGAGAACTTCAATTGGGCATTGGAGCATGTCAGAGGAAATCCCGTCAGGAATCCCGGTATCGAAGAGGAAATCAACATCTCAAGACGAGGCATCAAGGAGTTCCTGAATCAAAACCATGACGATTATCTTGCAAAAAACGAGATGATTCGACACATTTCTGACATATTAAGCAAGGCCGAGTATATGGGGGAAACTATGTACAACGGTAGGGTTTCCAAGATATTCAGAACCCAGTTGTGCGGCAAGGACAACTATATCATCGTGAACTATAACGACGAAGGAGAACTCAACCTGTACAGCATCACGACAAGCCCGAAAGTTCTGGTGGATATAAAGAAATAAGCCATCCAAACTGCCTCGTGGAACTACAATCCTCGCTCTCGTTTGAATGACTTACGACTGCAAAAATACAAAACTTTTGAATAATACAACAAAAAACTGAAAAAAATGACACCTGACCAGTTCCAGCAGCGCATCCACGAAATGAGGGAGCAGTTCGGCGACCTCTTCGACCGCTACGGCCTCACCATCATCGGCAATGTGGCCGTTTCCTGGTTCAAGAAGAACTTCCAGAACCAGGCATGGGGCCGCGTCAAGTGGAAAGAGGTGCAGCGGCGCACTCCTGGCACCAAGGCCAACCGCTATGCCGTCAAGCACCACCACCATCGTCAGGCGGTTGTGGTAGGTCGTGGCACCCTTGTCCGGCTTGTGCTGGTAAAGAAGTTCCACATCCCAACCGTCCATCGTCCAGAAGAGCAGCGGGCGGGTAGGTGCGCTACGCCTCACCTGCATCTCGCGTCCGGCGCGGTATTTCTCCGCTCCGTGGCGGCGGGCAAAGATGAGGTCGTCGCATTTGTCGCGCCACACCGCCACCGCCGAGGCCGTGATTTTCTTCCAGTCCATCTGCTGGGCCACCATATTATAGAGCCGGGCCACCTGCTCGTTGTCGAGGTTGCGCGGGTCGCTCATGAAGGTGACGAGCATCGCCTTCTGGTTCTCGTCGGCCACCTTCGCAGCATTCTTCGAGCCGGTTTGGTAGGATTTGTGGACGAGGCTGCCGAAGCCCTCGGCGAGATAACGCTGGTATTTGCGCTCCAGGCTGCGGGCGTTGGCGGGCAGCGTGTGGGGCCACTTTGTCAGGTCGAGTTCCTGCACCGCCTGGCTGATCTCGTCCCAGAAGCGCGTGGCGCGGTTGCCCAGGGCCTTGCGTTTCGAGTTGCGGCCCTCAATCAGTCGCTTAATGCCGTCGAGCACGATGGCGTTGGTGTAGTATTCCCTTCGTTTGTCGGCGGGCAGGTGACGGTCGTCGTCAATCATGTAGTCCTCGAAGAAGGTGGTGGCCGTGGCCGAGTGCTCAATCAGGCCCTCCAGCACATTCTGCCTGGCTTGCTTGCGCGGGTCGCCCACACGCTCCACGATGGCCTTCTTATAGCGGTCGGGCATCGAGTCGTAGGCCACCAGCGCAGGAGTGTTGCGGCAGGCACGGCGCACCACTTGGATGTCCTTGGTATGATGGACAAGGTTGTCATATTCCATTTTGGTCATCACACCTTGCTCGATCATCCATCCGGCTTCCACGGTCAGTATGTTGTTGAAGTATTCCATGTTTTCGCTACCTTTGCGGCCTGTTATGAGTTATAGTTTTAATCCCTTTGAATCCGAAGAGGGTGCTTTGAGAAAGATCATCCGTTCAATGAAATGCCCCGTGCATCGGAAAGCGGTCGGTTTCACCCTCAATCACGACCGTCACGACAATCTTGTTTCCGTTCAACTTCATTCTTGCTGTTGTCAGCAGTTTGCGCAGACGGTAGCCGATGCGGTCTTTGAGCGAAGCGCAGTCGTTGTAGAGTTCAAAGATGAGGACGGTCTGGTATCCGTCCTCCGTGGTTGACACATACTGCTTGTTCATTCTGGGATTTCCATAACTCGACATCTCACGGAGGATCCTTTCCTTCGTAATGTCGCCCTTCGTGCTCATCAGCACCGCAACCAGTCTTTTGTCCTTTGCTTTCATATCTCCTTTATTAGTTGGTTAGTTTTGCGCGCGGCCAGGGATTCGAACCCCGTCAGGTCTGCCGGTAGGAGTCGGCATTCCCTCGCCCATGCACCGCACTGCCACCGACGCTTTTTATTCCAGGTCAGGCTCGTTTTCGTCAACAATCCATAAAGCCACGGCCATCACGGTGCAGATGACCGCCGTTCCGATGTGCCACCATGCGCCCTTGGCGATTGCGCCGTAGATGCACAGTGCGGCCAGCACCGCGAAGATGCAGGCCTCGATTCTGTCGATAGTGTAAGTCAGGTTGTGTCTCATTTTCTTCTCTCCTTATTTATTTAGTGGTGATTAGATTTCGATCTCGATTGCGCCGTAGTTGCGGATGGCCATCGTGCGGATCTTCCTTGCCGTGTCCGTGTCGATCTTTCCACGGATGGCATCGCTAACCGTGTGCTCGCTCACTCCGAGCAGTCTCGCTATCGCTTTGCCGGTGCCTTTTTTCGTGTGAAGTTGCTTTGTCATTTCTTTTTGCTATTTTTGTCGCGTGCTTCAATGATTGAAACACGCTGCAAATATAGGGATAATTTTCAACCTACAATGAAAAATGTTGATAATTTTCAATTTTTATGGAGACAATTTTAGACAGAATAGAGCAATTTGCTGAAAATCAAGGTGTAAAAATAGGTGCATTTGAGAAGAAAATCGGTGCTTCAAAGGGTGTTTTATCCCGTGCAATAGCCCAAAAAACCGATATTCAAGCCAAATGGTTGGTAAAAATAGTTGAAAATTATCCCCAAATTGATGCCAATTGGTTACTAACTGGTGAAGGTTCCATGTACCGAACACCTGGCGTGATGAACGAGGCTCCTCCGCCGGATCGCGACGAGGTTGTCCGCTTATTGCGCGAAAAAGTGGCCGACAAGCAGCGCATTATCGACCTTCTGGAAGAAAAAGTCGAGGCATTGCTTGCAGGGGGGAGCGATGGTGCCGAAATCGCATCCGCAGCGGGCTGAATTGGCCATCGAAACTGACCTTTGTCAGGGGAGGGCGGTGTTTTTAGGCGGTTTTTAAGCCAAAAATCTATATTAAAGCACTAAATTTCAACAATTTATGTATTATTTCCAACTTGCGGAAAAACATTAATATAGGGGTCAACTCGCATTGTTTTGCTGTAGTAAGGGGTGGAAGTCGAGCCGTTTTTTATCGAGTTTTGGCACCCCATTTGGCACCCCATTTGGCACCCCAAAGCTGTTTTTGAGGCGAAAAGTACGGTCGGAGCGGGCACGAAAAAACGCCTTTCAAAGGGTGTTCAAAGGCCCTTCAAAAGGCGTGTGCAGCACATCATTTTCGTGGGGTCACGAAAATGGTCTAAAACCGTTATTTTTCGGGCGTTTTAGGCCATTTTTGGCACGAAAAAAGCGGCTTTTGGCCGCCCTTAGTATAATTGGTTATAATTTGGTTATACCAACCGGCACTGTCGGTTATAGTAAAATTATGGCAAATTCATAGAGTTTGTACTTTTCATTTTTCCATGTTTTTCCGTAAAATACACAAAATCAGTGTTTTTATTATGTGTATTTTGTATTTTTTGTTTTTATCCCCTTAATTGCCGGCTGAGAAATTGACTGTGTATTGCTATGAAAGCATGTTTTCTGGGTGTACTTCTTTGACAACAACTCCTGTATTACCTGCTAAAGAATTGACAATTTTATGCTATTCAGAAATGTTTTTGGGTTGTACTTCTCTATTAACAACTGCTGAATTACCTGCTAAAAAATTAGCAATTTTATGCTATTCAGACATGTTTTCTGGTTGTATTTCATTAGAGACCGCCCCTAAATTGCCAGCTATGAGTTTAGCCGAGCGTTGCTATTTAGGAATGTTTTCTGGTTGTACATCTTTAGCAG